TCTTGCATAAAATGCAATTTCAGAAAGTGTGAATTTCCGCTTGGAGCGACGCCGACGCATGTGAAAGGCTGCTTTGCTCGGCCAGCCGGCTGAAGCGAAGGAGCAACAGCAATGCCCGGATAAACCAAGGGCGCCACAAGGGCGCCCGTTCACTCTCACAAGAAGGTCCAGGTGCGGCAAACACCTGAAGAACTACCCAACGTAGTTCCCGACCTTCGCATCTCGTGACGCGTCGCTGCAAGCACTTCTTTCAGCGAGAAGGGTAACGCGCACCCGAAGGCTCCCTGGCTTCCGGCCAGGAGAACCACATGCACAAATCTGACCCCTGGCTATCCCGTGTCTGGCGGGAATTTGAGGCCGGTAACCTCACTCGCGACTTTCGTGACGTGCTGAAGGAGCTCGGCCGCTTTCGAGGGTGTGCGGCTGGCATCATCCCATCCCATGCGTTGCTGGCCGCTCGAGCCAAGTGCTCCGTGCGAACCGTCCAGAGAGCCTTAGAGGCCGCTCGCACCCTCGGCCTGGTGGAATGGTCAGCTCGCCGCGTCCGTGTCGCCTGGCGCCTTATACGTGGCAGCAATCGTTATGTCCTGAAGCTCCCTGGCCAACCGGTGCAGACCAGCGGCCGACAGGGTCCGGCCACTACCGGACAGAGAGGCCGAGGAGTTCCACACGAAAGAGAAACAGAAGGGGCTCACGAAGGCCACCGCGGCACCTGGGCCGCCATGGTGGAGGGTGCGCGCCGGCTACCGGACCTGTTGAACGCCAGGCTGGAGTACTGGCGAGGGCGGTTCGCCGTGTAAGACCGCGCCAGCAAGTAACGAGAAGGCGCCAGGCGCCGGCCTGGAGGGTGCTTCTATTGACTGGCTGGCAATGCAGTGGGTGGGGTGCACACCACAATTTGCCGGCGACTGTGCGGTGACTGCCGGCAGCGCCGCATAACTGGCGTTATGTCAACTCGCCAGACCGCTGCCGTTCGCCTTGCCGTTCAACCGGCCACCTGGCGGTGACAGGGTGTCACCCGTACCTTCCCCGGTTCCGTCAGGCCTGCCACCGATGGCCTGTGCCTGGAGCTCGTCGGCCGCACCGCCGCGCGGATCCAAGCCGGCCTCGAGCCGTGCTTCATCGGCCGACATGATGCCGGCCCGCACCGCCTGGATATTGCTGCCCATCATGGTCGGGTAGTCGCCTCTCAGCCTGGCGCTGACGTCAATCGAGAGGACGTATTCTGACGAAGTGAACACCACGCGGTTAAATTCCCGTTCAATCTTCGCGACCCACGGCAGGAGGGTGTGCGAGGCAAACCAGATATCCGCTTGGCTGGAGCTGGCGAAGCTTTCCTTTGACCAATCGCCAACGATTACCGGCGGTACGCCAAACAGGCGGCAAATCTCAATCACTGAAAAGCGCCGGGTTTCCAACAGCTCGGCATCCTCGGGTGACACACCGATTTTCTCGTATTGCATCCCTTCTTCGAGAACCGCGAGCTTGCCGGCATTGGTTCCGCCCGTATGCGTGTCCTTCCAGCTTTGCGCGATACGGTCGGCGGCTTCCTTGCTCAATTTGCCTGGGTGCTGAATTACGCCATTCAGCACAGTGCCATTGACCCATAGGCCGGTACTGAAGCTTTGACTGCCAAGGGCGCAAGCGAGCGCATCGGGTGAACGTGACAGCCTGCTACGGCCTAAAATGCCATCGTCGCTTCTATCCTTCAGGTGGAGGATATCTTCAGCGAAAAATCTAACGGGAAAGCCAGTCGGCCGCGTCGGCAATGGAAAAGGCGACATCGTCTGCGTGATATCGAAAACCAACCGCGCATTCGGAATAACCGGCGACGCGATGCCATCACCACCGACCGAGGCCGGCAGCAATATTGGTTGCACGCACCACCACGGAACCGGATAAAGCGAAGTCGGCCGGCCCGCGCCATCGTAATCCACCACGGTAAGCCCATTGCCCCATAACAAGGCCGAAGCAATCCACCATTCCAGCCAATCGCACCAGGTTTGCAAATCATTAGGCTGGCGGATTAGCCGCGCTACCGGGTGGTCCGGTTGTTCAATGCGCTTCTTGCCGTCAATGCGGTACACCGTCGCCGGCAAACTTGCGATACTGCCGGCGATTGACTGAATGCAGCTCGCAACCGCTGCGAAATTTTCCGCCCCGTAGCGACTTCCCCATAACGGCCACTGGCTACCCCACGGCGGCAATGTCGCCATGCCGGCATAGGATGCGGCGGCCGGTGCTGAAGCCATTGAACGGGTGAACAACCGGCGAAAGCGGTCAATCAGTGCCATTCGACGGCCTTTCAGACCGCATTAGCGGGTGATTGTCCGACCGCTCGGCCTCTAACCGTGCCAGGCGCAGCGATAATTGCTCCAGAATGCCCCAAATATCGGTCACTTCCTCGAGGAGGACGGTGCAAAGCGAGCGTTGCGGCTCGGGTCGACGGATATATGACACTGCGATTACAACGCCTCGAGGAGCCGTCGTCGGCGCGCGGCGCACATAGCAAAAATTTTTGCTACCTCCTTCCCTCTCGCTTGCACGAAGGTCTGTGGATAGGCCGGCCAGCCGCGCACGATGGAAACCTCGTAGAGCTCCACCTGGCGCAGCTCGCGCTTGTCGGGTGCCGGCCAGGCCTCGCGCTGCACCGTGAAAGCAAACGAAGCGCCGCCGATATCGCCACGTTGCGCTAAGGTCAAAAGGTCGCGTCCATCTTGGGTATCCGGCACGTCCAAACTGAATGCCAGGCCTTTCGCTGTCTCATTCAAACGCAATGTGCCGCTACGGGTCCGCGCCAGCAGTCGCACCGGGTCATGGTCCGCTAAGGCCAATATATCGCGGCCCGATGCCAGCGATTGTGCGAAGGCACCCGGCAACACACGTTCGCTGAAGCGATTGGCAATGCGTGCATCCTGATTGAACACCGCCGCCAGGCCTTCCAGCTTGCGGCCAGCCACATCGGCGCGTAGCTCGGCCGCAGCGATAGAGCGTCGCTCTAAGGCGCGGTGGTGGTGCTCATCCATCCGAAGCTTTCCACGTGGCGCTTCGCAATATCAATTGTCATCGCGCCGCGAATTAGAATGTTGCCTTTAGAATAGGCCGCGCTGTCATACGGATTTATCAGAAGGTCGAGCTCCGACCACATACCGATGCAAAGATCATTCCAGTTTGCGAATAAAATTGGGTTCTCTTTTCCTGTGATACCAACTGCAAGATTTGTGAATGCATATGGGTATCCCTGGAATAGCAGGTCGAGGCCGTATGGCCTTGCATATTGGTCCTTCAGTTTCAGCAACGCACCGCGCACCGCAGCGTCGGCAAGCCATCCCAAGGAACCGTCAAGCGCATTCCTGGTTGCCAATAGCGAGGTTATATCCACGAGCGAGTCATAAGTTGGCACCGCTGCTACAAGCGATGGCACATTCGTATCAGTGATGATGCCAAGTGGCGTAACAGCATCGCCAGCGCCTTGAATTGCTGCAGCGTCAACCCCTCTCGCAAGCACCTGTGCTAGATCGTTACGAACAATCGTTTCGATATCGGGTGTAGATTGTTGCAGCATATTCCTGCTAACTTCCAAAATTGCGCCCATATGCTTCGGGCGCAATGGAACGTCAGCGAAACTTTCGTCGGACGTGGCAATCGCACTGTTTTCCGCGAACCAGGTCGCCGTTGCCGCTGCAGTCATTGCCGGCAAATTGAGATTGGCAACCAGGTTGGAGATTACGCGCGCACCCAACTGCCGAACCGCAAGTTGCGGCCTCAGCACGTCAATGTATTGCGTCGGGTCCAAAATGGTCGCAATCAAGTTGCCACCAGGTCCACCACTCGGCAGGGTCGAAGTGATGACGCGCTTTTCCATTGCCCGAAGCTGCAATGGCGTTGCATCGCGCGCCTTCACACTCAATGCGGCCAATGGTACCAAGATACCCTTTGGCGAAACACCAGAGCGTCGCGCTAGTTCTTGCGAGGTTTCGCGTTCGCGTGCGGCATCAACATTGAAACCTAGCGCCGGACCAAGCGAGCCAGCGATAGCGCGGACAATGGAAAATTCGCATTGCTGTTGGTCCCATTGCCGGTCACCCGTGGCGCCAATCGGTGTACCGGCCTGGCGCAAGGTCAAATCGTCAAGCGTGGCGGTGCGCTGAATTTTCTCGGTGATTTGGTCAAGCAAGCCTTTCAACTGGGCAAACAGAGCCGACAATTCTGCATTGCCGTTGCCGTCCTCACTTTCGTCCATCATATCCGAAGCCTGGCGCATCGCGGCTCGCGTTGCTTCGGCCACTTCCAACAAGGCCGGCATTCGCTTGGCATCGCGAAACCGAGCACGCAGCAATTCCGGCGATGCGTGCGCCATAGTCGCCATAGCTAATGTCTCCTCGAGATTGGATGCTTGCCCTTCGTCATCTGGGCAAGCCAGAGCAACGTTTTGCCTTCCATCGTCACAATCGTTTTCACGCTACTTAGGTCTTGGTTCGAGGCAGGATGGCCAAACATCACCGTGTCACGCGGCTTCCAATGGACGGTGACTTGTCCGACTTCACGCCATAGGCCGAGGCCTCTGACACGCACGGCCAATTGTGGGTCAGCGAGGATATCGCGCACCACGTCGCCGGCGCGCTTGTGGCCGGTCACCGGACAGCGTTTATCCTCAAGGATTGGCGCCGTGTAGAGCTGCCAACACTTAACCCCTAGCTCCTCATTGATGGGGCCTTGCTCCAGGCCAGCGAACACCAGGAAGGCAATCTCGACATTGCCAATCTCACCGCCACCACGCCCACGAGCGGCATAGTCTTCGGTGACGAAGTTAAAGCCTTCGGCCCGCACCTCGGGGCAGCGCATGAAAGCGCGCGCCACTTTGCGGATACGTTCGTCCTCAAGGCCGATATTGTGGCCGGCAGCGCCACGCGTGGTCACCAGCTTGCGAAACTCTCCCGACAGCACCGCCACCCTCCAGGAAAGGACATATCGGCCAAGGTAAGGCCTGGCAGGTCTGTACGCAAGATTGTTGCGCGGGTGGGTTTCGTCATATGACGGAATAGCCCCCGGTTCTTAATTCCCGGTACCTGGCCGGCGTTGACCGCGCACCTCTAGGCAAACTTTCTCGGGTGTAAAACTCGCTAGAGGCTTTCAGAGCTCGCTACGCGACTTTTCTGCTTTTTCCGCTGTCTGGTGGCGGCCGGCGCCTCAGCGGCTTCCTGAAGCGTCTCCGCCGCGACTGAGCGGCCTAATTCGGTCCAGGCATCGAACCGCGCGGGTTTGGGACCATGACGGCTCGGCCGGTAGGTGCCGTTCAGGAC